GAGAGTGAACACGCTAATAAAATATACCATTTATCAACTAAAGATGATAGTAGAGGTATTCCACAAACTACCCCTATTTCACAATCATTTCAAGCATACAATAGTCTAGCACAATCAGTAAATGCTGGTGATGATGGTTTACAGCTTGAGTTTAATACTGAGGTATACGATAATGCTAACAACTATAACCCAGCAACATTTGAATATACTGCTAAAACAGCAGGCACTTATTCATTCACTACAACACTAAATGCTACATTTAATACTATTACATATCCTAGTGCTCCACGTAGTGTAGAGTTAACAATGTATATAAATGGAGTGCCTACTTCTTTAGTTATTTCAGCATTCTATAATCTAAAAGGATATGGTAATGCCAATACATTTATCTTACAAGCTAACTTTAGTGGTGTTAACTTAGCACAAGGTGATTATGTTGATTTACGTATATCATTCTTTAGTGATGATGCGAGTGAACGATTAGAAATAAGTGGTGGTAGTGATTCGTTTTTTGAATGTTATGAATCACCAACTACAACCATTGGCGCTAACGTTGATTTAGGTGGAGCATTTAATCCAGATGGAAAGGTATTAGATTTTATAAATGGATTGATTCAAAAGTTTAACTTAGTAATCGAACCTAAAAAATACGAACAAAAAATATTCTCAATCGAGACATTCAATGATTGGGTTGATGCTGGGGATATAAAGGATTGGAGTAGCATTGTTGATAGAGGTGTTAAATGGGAAATAAACCACCCAATACAAAGCAGCCCTAAAAACGTTATATTCAGTGATGTTGAAGATAAGGACTCACCCAACCAATATTATATTGATAACTTTGGGAAAATATTTGGAAGTATTACATACCAAGGTGATAACGATGTATCTAGTGGAGAAAAAAAGGTAGGCACGTATTTCGCACCAACCCCAATGAAATATATTGATGGAGATACTAACGTTATTATCCCACAAATCTATAAAAGCGATAGTGGAGCTAAAAAACGTATAGCATTCAAACCTCGTTTATTATACTATTTAGGTAAAAAAATAAATAATACGTTATTCCAACGAGGATTTGGAGGTAGTGTAGTTTCAACAGGCGAATGGTATTTAGAGGATGAGTTTAGTGTAGTTAAAGCCCAACTACAATATCCTCAGTTCCACCACGTGGAAAGATTACCGATGACAGATACTTATAGAGATTTACATTTCAATGCCTATCAGTCTTGGGAATATCACCAAGCATACACTAATGCTAACACTATTAGAGATGCTGTTTATGAGTATTGGAGCTATTATATCAACGAACTATTTGACGTTGATGCTCGTTTAGTTAAAATGAATATCTTGTTAAATCCAACAGATATCCCAACTATTAAACTAAATGATAAAATCTTCATCGATGGACATTATTATAGAATCAATAAACTACAAGCTAACTTAACTCGCGAAACATCAGTTGAAGTAGAGTTGCTTAAAACATTAGCTCGTAAACTTAGATTCCCACGTAGGAGAATCACTACGATAGGTAGTGCTACAAATGAATATACTGATGTAGTAGCTCAAGTAGCTAGTGGTGGTAAAATAAACTACGTTGGATTTGAAACCGATGTTCTTATTACATCCTCAGCTATTATAGATACAGCAGGTAGTTTAGATGGATTTAACACTATCAATGGTGAGGTAAGCTATGTTCCTATTAGAACAACAATCCCCACAAATAACACTATTAAAGGAGGAACTAACTATATTGACGATAGAGTAGAAAATGCTATTATTATAGGTGGTGGAAATACCATCTCATCAAACACTGATAGTCCAATCATTTTTGGTAATGAAAATACTATTAACGAAGGTAGTAGAAATATTACTTTGATTGGTAATAATATCTCTGTTGGTGGGATAAGTGGTAGTGCTGATTCAGTATTTGTAGTTAACTTCTCAGGTTCAGCAGAGGTTTCCCCATTAGCAAATAATGTAATCGCATTTAACCCTACATCACCCATTACAGAAGCCGATAATGGTAGAACTATTATAGGAAATAGTGTTAACCAAGGAACAATATATTCAATATATGAGAATGTCCCTCTAGCAAGCACTGATGTAGTATATCTAACATCAAGTGATGCTAACCACTATCATTTTCAATGGAGTGGTGGAGCTGGTGTTGCTACAGCCTATATTCCAAGTGCTTCATTAGCACCAAATGATGGGTTAACTTTAAGGTTTACAACAGATTCAACATTAGCTGGAACAATCAATGTAGTTCCTAGTGATGGTAATATAAATGGTAGTCCTGAAAAAGCAATGGTTTCAACATATGACAGCTTTACCTCCCAAGTAATAAATAACAACTACATAGTAATATCCACGAACTAATGGCTGAAGAAAAAGTATATAGCATTAGAATCGATGGTGTTGATAAATCAATCAATAGCATCGATGATTTAGAAACCTCAGTAAAAACCCTAGAGGATAAACTCAAATCATCCCAGATTGGTAGTAAGGAGTTTAAAAACCTCCAAAATGAGGTTAAAAAAGCTAAATCAGGGCTTAAAGATTTTGAACTCCAAGTTGAGGGTTTAGATAAAGAACAACGTGCTACAGCATTAGTAGATGCCTTTAACGGAGTTTCAGGCGCTGTAGGCGCTGCTAGTTCAGCATTTATTGCGTTTGGTGCCTCAAGTGAAAGCATTGAAAACGCTGAAAAGAAACTATTAGGAGTTATTGGTGTAGTTAGTGGATTGAGAGATGCTAGTAATGGTGTAATCGCAACTCAAAAACTATTAGGTAATGTTAACCTAAAGGAAGTAGCTACATCGTTTAAGGTAATGGGTAAAGCGGGTTTGAAATCCCTTACTACATTAAAAGGTGGTGTTCGTGCTTTGGTTGGAGCAACAGGAATCGGCTTATTATTAGTGGCATTAGGGCTTGTTGTTGAATATTGGGATTCGATTGCCAAAGCTATTGGATTAGCTGGTAGTGAACAAGAACAAGCAGTTGCTGTAGCTCAAGAAAACGTTGAAGCACAACAAAATGCTTTAGATGCTATTTCATCTCAGGAAAACATCCTTAAACTACAAGGTAAGAGTGAGAAAGATATTCTTAACATCAAAATCAAACAAACCGATGAGGTTATTACAGCTCTTGAGGCACAACTTACAGCACAAGGGGAGTTAAAAAAACAACAAATCGCTACTGCGGAGAGAAATAGAGAAATACTTAGTGGTTTCCTTCAGTTCTTAACAGCACCCCTTAGATTACTTGCTACATCTATTGATTACATTGTAAATCAAGCAAGTAGTTTACTTGGATTAGATATTACTAGCGATTTAGCAGGTGGTATTACTGATATAAACAATGCCCTAGCAGGAAGTGTATTTGGTGGTAATACAGATGAGTTAGATAAAGGTATTGAGGATACACAAAAACAACTCAATACACTTAAAAACCAACGTGCTGGTTTCCAGCTATCTATTAACACAATAGATGAAAATGCGCAAAAAGAACGTGATGCTAAGGCTGAAACAACTGCTAAAGAAAATCAAGCCCGATTAGATGCTGAAACGGCAAACTATAAAAACGCATTAAAAGAAAGAGCAGATATTTTACGTTCATTAGATGAAAAACGTTTAATAGAACAACGAGATAGAGAGTTAGCTTCGTTTAGTGGAACTGAGGAACAGAAAATAGCCTTAAAGGAACAATACGATAAGGCGTTAGCTGATTTAGCACTTGCTAATCAAAGAAAGAGATTAGATGAACAACGTGAAGCAGAGTTAGCAGGTGAAAACCTAACAGCAGAAGCAGTTAAAGCCATTAACGACAAATACAATGCGTTAAATGAGGAGGCAGATTTGGAGTATAATAGCACTCTTAGAGCCATAGATAGCGAAACTACAAATGCTACCCTTGCTAATAATCAAAAGGAAAAAGACGATAATGCGCAAAAATGGAATGATGCCTTTAGGTTAGCTCAAGATTCACTTAACGCTACTATGGCATTAGTAGAGGCGTTTGGTGGTATGAATGAAAAACAAGCTAAAAGAGCATTTGCCATTCAAAAATCATTAGGTATAGCTAATACAATCATTTCAACTATTGAAGGTGCCCAAAACGCATATAAAACAGCCCAAGGTTCACCATTAACAGCTATATTCCCAGCGTATCCATTTATTCAAGCAGGTTTAGCTACAGCATTTGGTATTGCTAAAATCAAACAAATCCAATCTCAATCATTTGAAAGTAAAACAGCTCCCTCAAATAGTGGAGGTGCTGGTGGTGGAAGTCAAGGTGGAGGAATGGGTGGAATGAGAGCTACAACAACGGCAAATATAGGCGCTCCTAATATTACCTCACCGACAACACAAGGTAATGGAACTAACGGCGGAAGAGAACAACAACCAATAAAAGCATATGTGCTAGCTAGTGATGTTGTTAGTAGCGTTGATGCCCGCGAAACAATAAATAAAAGACGAACATTATGAAACCAAGAATCATAGAACTAAAAATAGCTGAGGACACACTTTCTGGTGTTGATGCCATTGCCTTCGTTGAGCAACCAGCTATCGAAATAGATTTCCTCGCATTCAGTAAAGAGGAGTTTGAAACATATAATGATTATCCACAAAAAGCAATCGAGAATGCTAAGCGTGGTATTGAGCTAAATAAGGAAAATGATAATAAATGTGCTACGCAGGTTGGGAAAGTTCGTGCTCAGCAGTTGGCAAATAATGAAAACCTCTCATTGGACACCATCCGTCGTATGCGTGCTTTCCTTATTCGTCAACGTGATAACTACGAACTCGCACTCGAACGAAAAGAGTATGATGCCTGTGGTTATATATCTTATCTTCTTTGGGGCGGTGCTGAGGCATTACCTTGGGCGGAGAAAAAACTAAGAATGGCTGGTGAGGAACTAGGTGCTGTTTGTTGGGAATGTGGTGGTGGAGAAATCGCTATGGGAAAACAAAAGTTATCAATGGTTGAATCCCTTATCTTAGAAGGCATTATTGCTGAAAAAGTATTACAAGAAAAAATGACTAGAGTAGGTGAGGTTGATGGAATACCTTATTTCGAAACAGCTGAAGAAGCAAGGGTAAAATCCCCAGATTATGGTTGTTCCTTAGATAGTTGGCACGAATATGAAGTAGATGGTAAAACATATTATATGCCTTGTGGCACACATAGAGAGTTATTTAATATAGATTGGATTACTGATTTAGAGAATAACATTGAGAGTGCCGTTTTAGACGCATTATTAGCGGTAGGTAAAACGGACGATGAGTTAATCGCCGAGGGCTATGACTTAGAAAGTGCTGTGCGTTTAACCGCGGATTCTACAAATGAAGAGTTTGTCGCATCTATTACCCAAATAAAAAACGTAGCAAAACCAAATGAAGCATCTGTAGATGATTTTGGAGATAAGCACGTATTATATAGATACAAACGTTTTAATGGGACAGAAACATACGGAGACAATAGTAGAGAGTTCTGTATAAACATTATCAAAGCCAAAAAATGGTTCCGTAAGGAAGACATTAACAAACTCACTATCGCTGGAGCGAATGAGGGATTTGGTTTACAAGGACAGAAGTTCTACGATATATTTACCTATAAAGGTGGTAAAAACTGCCAACATTATTGGGAAGCATTCCAAGTAAAACGTAATACAGATATTACAGATAAAAAACGCCCACAAGCAGTATTGGATAGAGTAGTAGATGCTACCACATTAAACCCAGACACCTTAACTAACTTGATTGCTGAGGGTAGATTGAAGTTCTCTCAGGAACAAATGGATGAACAACAAATCATAGCTACACCTATTATGGTGCCTAATAAGTTGATTCCCAGAACTGATGAGAATGGGATTAAATACTACGTTTATTTTACTGAAGAAACAATCAAAAAAATAGCATATAAGTTTGCTGAGTCTAAAAACCAAGATAAAATCAACCACGAACACGATATGGAATCTATGGTTGATAAAATATACTTAGCTGAATCTTGGATTGTTGACGAATCTAAAAACGATAAATCAAATGTTTATGGTTTTAACTTACCTAAAGGTAGTTGGTTTGGTTTATTCAAAGTTGATAACAACGAATATTGGATAGACTATATCAAGAATGGTAAAGTAAGAGGTGTAAGTGTTGAAGGAATGTTTATTAACCATTTAACACAACTAGAATAATGGGTATCTTAGATAACATAACACAAAAATACATTTCACGTAAGTTCCTCGTATTCGTAATAGGAACAGCATTAGCTATATTTGGAAATCTAACATCCAGTGATTGGGTTATAGTTTCCAGCATCTATATTGGTTCACAAGCCATAGTTGACTTAGCTAAAATATATAAAAATAAATAATATGCCCATTCCAAATAGACAAGCTGGTGAGGATAGAGATGAGTTTATCTCACGTTGTATTTCACAGATTAGTGATGAATATTCTACAAAACAAGCTAGTGCCATATGCTATGCCCAGCTACACGATTCATTCAAAAATGAAATGGGGGGACACTCCACACCCATTGATATTATATTGGGATAAAATCTAATCAAAAAAAAAATATTATCCCTATGACTTCACAAGAACTAAAAGAGTTGGTAAAACAACATTTTTCTCTAACTGAAGCTCAAACTCAAACTAAAGAATCATTTGGTGAGTTAAAAGACATCAATGGTGCCTTTACACTCATCTTCGAAGGTGAAGCTTTAGAAGTAGGTAAGGAAGTAAAAGTAAGAACTACTGAAGGGCAAGAGCTAACCGCTCCCGACGGAGAACACGAACTTGAAAACGGAGACAAAATCCGTGTAGAAGGTGGTGTAGTAGTTGAACTTATGCCTCCTTCTGCTGATGAGGAGATGGTTGAGGAAATCCCAACCACCGAACAAGAGCAAGTAGTTAACGAAAAAATGGATGCTAGAACTGACGCTGAAGAAGAAGGCTACTTAGATGGCGAAGCTGATGTAAAAAGCGACGTCGTTGAAGAGGTAGCTAAAGCTGTCATTGAGGCTGTTAAAGATGAAATCGAAGCTATGAAAAAAGAAATGGCTGAGATGAAAACCAAAATGGCTGAGATGGAAGACGCACCTGCTACCGAAAAAGCAATGCCTTCAAAAATGTCAAAAGATTCAGTTAAGGCTGATAACCCTTTTAACAAGGAAAGATTTGAGGCTGTAATGTCTAGAATCAAAACTAAAAAATAACAAATAAAAAAAACAATAAAAAATGAGCTTAAATGTATCAGCCTTAGCGGATTTCAATAACGAAACAGCAGGGCAAGTAATCCCCAAGATTGTCTACACGGGCAATACAGCGGAGTATACAAGCGTAAAAGAAGGAATCAAGTATCTTGAGCCTTTGAACCTTTTTGAGGTAGACTTATATATCCAAGACGGATATGGTTGTTCTACATCTGCTTCTGGTTCAGCTGTATTCTCACAAAGAAACCTCCAAGTTTGCCAACGCACATCATTCGATGGTTTGTGCCTACGCGATATGGATACCAAATACTTAGGTATCACTCAACTTGACAGAGGTTCTTACAACGAAACCTTCAAGTTGGCTTCAACTTATACTGAGTTAATCACAAACCAAATGCGTAAAGCCAATGATTCATTCATTTGGCAGGCAGTTTCAGGTTCAAGCGATGCTTGTGCTTCTGGTTTGTTAACTATCATCTCTGGTTCAACTTCAGGTGTTGTTGAGGTTGCTTCTACTCCGTTAACTGCTTCTACAGCTTTAACTCAGTTAGACACTCTTATCGATGCTATCCCTACTGACGTAGCAGATAGAGACGATTTAACAATGTTTATGTCTGTTTCTAACTTCCGCAAGTTTGTTGCTGGTGTTCGTCAAGCTAACTCATACTACTTCAACCCCGATTCTATCTCTAACAGAGGTGGTATTTTAGATATGGTTTACCCATACCAAAACATTCGCGTTGTTGGAACAGCTGGTTTAGGTTCATCTAACCGCATCGTAGTCGGCCCTGCTAAACAAATCGTAGTAGGAACTGACAGCGTAAGCGACGTAGATAACTTCCAACTTTGGTATAGTTTGGATGACGATAAACTCTATCACAGATTGGTGATGAAGTTAGGTGTTCAAGTTGCTTACCCTGAGTTTTGGGTTTCAAACGACTTAGCATAATATTGATATTAACCATTAAACCGAACATAATATGAGCACTTGCGATATTACATCAGGATTTACCCTCGGCTGTAGAGATAACAGCGGAGGTATTAAAAACCTTTATATCCTTAGCGGTTCGGTTGATACAATCGAAACCGCTAGTGAAGGGTTGATTTCGGGCTTAACAGGCTCAGGTGTTTTCTATAAGTTTGAGCTTTTCCGCCAAACTAGCGATTACACAGAAACAATCACTTCGACGCCAGAAAATGGAACGATTTTCTATGAGCAAAGCGTAAACGCGATTTTCTTTAAGCTTCAGTCCTCGACTAGAAACCAAATGAAAGTCCTAGCACAGAACCCTAACCTCAAAATCGTTGTTGAAACAAACAATGGTTCAGTTGATGGAGTAGGTGAGTTCTTCTACTTAGGACAAGCTAATGGACTTCAGTTAACAGGAGGAACAGGAGCTACAGGAACCGCTTTTGGCGATTTGAATGGCTACACATTAAACTTTGTAGGACAAGAACCAGAACCCGCAAGCGAGGTTTCAGGCTCAGCAGGCAGTTTTGCCACCGCCCTTTCAGGTATAACCATTTCCTAAACATAGGTAAGGAATGGGGGGACATTGTCCCCCCGCTCCAACCCTATTTATTTATTTATTTTTAATCCGCATCAAGAACTATGCTACGATTAGACAAATCGAAAGATAATATTATTGCTATATACCTTAACTCAACTGGGAGCTTTCCGCAGTTGTTTTTGGAATATTCGCAAGACTATGATTTAAGCAGTGGCTCAATGTTTATGGACGTTGACTCTACAAAGGGGCAATATCGAGTTGGAACGATTGCCTCTTCTTATGTCCCAGATTATAGTGGTTTATATACTATTGATATCTTTGAAGCAACCCAAGATACTTATATTTGGGATGAAGTAGCTATTCAATGGGATGCTCTAGCCGTAGATTGGAATGAAGCTGGTAGTGGGAAAGTAGGGGATTCACTAAGAACTATACGTGGTATCGTTAGTGGTTCTAATAACCCAGATTCAACAACATATTTATCTCCAAATGAACTAGGCAAATATACCACATATAATGGATAAAGAAACAAAACAACATTTCTCAGCAGTTAACTACGTTAATGGAGCATCGAGAGTATCTCCATTGGAGAAACTACATCAAGACAAATACGTTAAGTTTGGTGAGTATGACAACTTCCCAAATCACTTAGTTGATTTATATAATAACTCTTCTATTCACGAAACTTGCGTTAATGCTATTGTTGAGGCAATCAAAGGTGATGGCTTAGTAGCTGAACCTACCTTTGTATTAGATAAAGCAAATGGTGAAGGTGAAAGCTGGAACGATTTATTTGCTAAAATCACTAAAGACTATTATTTATTTGGTGGTTTTTATTTAGAAATCATTTGGAACAAACTTCGCACTAAAATCAGTGAAGTATACCACATACCATTTACCTCAGTTCGTTCAAGACAATCTAACCATAGAGGTATTACTGAGGGATATTATATCTCTCATTCTTGGGGCATTGAAGAATATGGTTGGAGAACAGAAGTAGAAGATGCTATCTATCTCCCAGCATATAATCCAAGTATGAGACAAGAACAGCCATCTCAACTTTTTACTTTTAAGCCCTATCGCCCATTACAGCGATACTACCCATTACCAATGTATGTTGGTGCCTTAAAAGTAGTAGAGCTTGATACAGAGATTGATAACTGGCACGTCTCGAATATCAAAAATGGTTTAGCACCTTCTGTAGCTATTACAACATTTACTAATGGAACCGAGGAGGATAGACGCGCTATCGAAAACCAACTTAGAACACAATATGGTGGTAGTGCTAACGCAGGACAGCTCTTTTATATGGATGTTCCTACAATGGAACAAAAACCAATAATCGAACCTATCCCTCAAAACGGAGCAGATAACTATTATACGACTATCAATGATATGGTAGTTCAAAAGATTCTAACAGCTCACCGCATTACCTCACCTATGCTTTTAGGTATTAAAACAGAGGGACAACTAGGTGGTGCTCAAGAAATGTTAGACGCATACACATTGTTCTTAAATATGGTTATTAAACCATACCAGCAAGACATTTTAGGTTGTTTTGAAAAAATAATGGAACAACAATACCCATCAATCGATATTACATTGGGTGTAGAACAAAAACAAATCTTGGATACAGGAGTTGAAGAAGTAGACGTTATTACCTCTAAGGAAGCCGAAGCAGGTGATGATGCTATGTTAGAAACAGATATTAACGAAGCGGTAGCTGAAGAAGAATCAATACTATGACAAGCACTTTCATTATAAGCGAAACTAAGCTAAGAATGTTCACTGATTTGAACGATAACGTTGATAGTGAACTCTTAAAAAACGCAGTGCGAGAAGCACAAGACATTGAGATTCAGCGCCTATTAGGCTCTGTTTTGTATGATTCTATTTTGTCCCAAATCGATGCCGATACTTGGACTAATAGCAACTACGAAAACCTAGTAAACGATTATATCCAAAACTCATTGTTATATTGGGCATATTATTATGCTCTAGAGTATATTATGTTGCGTCCTCGCAACAATGGATTACTTATCCCTAATGGGGGTGAAAATAGTAGTCCAGCGGATAGAAGTTGGTTCGAACAAAAACGTGGAAGTGTTCAAAATAAAGCAGAGTTTTATTCACAAAGACTCACAGAATATTTGATTCAATATCAGGGTAGCTTCCCAGAACTAACACAAAACGTTGAACTACAACAAAACATTCCAGATTATGGGGTTCAGTATAAGTCAGGTATCGTTTTTAGATACAACACTTATTCACCACATTTGAAGGAAGCTATCGAAATAGGTTTACCTATTACTTATGGAAGGGCATTATCATTTTTGCCTCCTCCTACATTCAAATCAACCAATAAAGTTAAATAAACCTAACCATCAAGAACTATGGGACGTGATTTATCATCATTACAGATAAAGGATAGCTACCAATACCTTTTACAAAAAAATAGTAGCGACGTAAATGATGGCTTGGGTAATGACGTTGATTTTCTCAACATCAGTGCCTCATATGCCACAACAGCTTCATACGCGGAATCCGCGTCATTCTCGCAAACTTCTATATCAGCCTCACACGCATTAGTAGCGGATGTAGCCTTAAACGTTCCAGCAACAGCCTCTTATGCTTTGTATGCCGAAGTAGCAGGATACGCTACAGCTTCATTA